CAGAACATTTTGCCATTGCAAACAAAGTCGTTGAACGCGCCAAGCGCGGTCTGCCCCAGGATCGTTGGATGAGGGGCGACCACGAGATGTTGGCTTTGGTCAAAGCTTACATTGAATTGCAGAACGCTTGCATCAACATGCACAACGACATCATCCAACGCGGATCTGATGCAATGGATATTGACTAGGGGAACTGCTTGTCTGCTGGTTCCATCTCACCAAGATCAGATCCAATCTGCCGCAGCATCAATTGCAGCTCACGCCGTCTGTCATCATCCTTCTTGGACAACCCGCCCTTGGGGATGTTGTTCATCAGCTTTTCGTACTCACGCTCCAGCTTATTGTACTGGTTCATCAGCGACTTGCGCTTACCTTTACTTTCCATAGCCGCCACCGTTCATCATTGACTTAGGTTTCTTTTTCTTGCCGTGCATATCTTCAACCTTTCTCATTGTTCCGTATACATACGCATCCTTGCGCTCACCCTTCAGGCCCATCTTACGCGCCCGAGCTTCTAGTGATCTATGCATTTCTTTAGGCATACTTGTCCTTCATTAGTAGTGCTTCAACAAAGATTGATAATTCGTTTGTACCAGATGATGACTTTGCCTCAAACTGAAAGTCAGACTTTGGCGCAATACGAAACGGTATCTGCCGATCAAACGTCTGCATGTCGGACTGGAACGTTGATGTTGCCACGCGCAGTATGCGCCCACTGCTACTGTCCACTCGATTGCGGTAGCTGATGTACTTGTTTGGGTTCACTGTGCCTGATGTCAAAGATATGCGGAATATATACAGCGAGTGATCGGCAGGTGTGGTAAACAAACATGCTTGCGTTGTCCCGATCCCTGCGCCGATAAATGCATAAACAGTACTGGCGTTTGACAGCGTGATGTCGCCCACGTTGCTACCTGCTAGGATTGTCGCGCTGTTAACCCGATAGAAAGAATTAACTGTCGTGACAGGTGTGGTGCCAGTCACTGTGATGATCTCGGCAACCTCTTCATAACTGGCATCCAATCCAGCAATGACAATTGCCATTGTGTCGGACGCGCTTGTTGATACGACATCCATTTGCACTGCGCTGCTTGGGAAAGCATACGTGCCTGTGCCATTCCACACAGTCTGGAATGTAGTACCCAGCGCAGGAGCGTAGCCAAAGATGTTCTGCGGCACCAGCTCTGGCATACGTTCTGAGGCAATCTCTAACAGCGCGTGTGGGCTGTCTACATCTTCGTGGAAGTATCCCATCAGGCGCTCTTCTTATTCTTGTTGATCATTGATATGCGCCGACCTTTGCGCACAGCTTCTTCTTTAGACGATGCACCCCAAGCCTTCAGCGACTTCAGCAGCGGCGTGTCTGTGCCGTCCTTGTTCTTCGTCGGCCCTGGCATCTTGCCCATCCGTTGCAGGAAGGCTGCCCGTCTGCCGCTGTTGCCTGTTCTTTCGGGTGGTGCTGACATGTTACGCCCTGTTCATCATTGATTTCTTTTTCGGCTTCTTTGCTGTTTTAGCAGCAGCCTTGAAGTTGGCAGCAGTAGGCGCACCTGCATCGCCAGGGCTGCGCATCTTCTCTCCTGATCCTTCAGCAATGCGCTTACGCTTTGCGTGGATGTTTGCATATAATCCTTGTTTAGCCATTTAACCACCCGTGTATCTTTTCTGTTTGTTCAATTCGATCATACAAGCCATGAGTGCCACCATTAATGCGGCGAGTTATCTTCTGAATTGTACCGACATCAATGCCCTTGTCGGCAATGTCCCACAACTTGTTTTTATCAAAGTACCACATTGCTGTTTCAAATGCATACTCATTCTCAACAAGGGATGGGTCTTGCAGAACCTCTGGCAGACGCATGTCTTTGGCAAACGATTTATAGTTGTCATGCCCAGTGAGCTGCAAAAATCCGCGACCAAGAAATTTGGCAGCTTCTTCTTCTGTTTCGTTGCCCATGCGCCCAGCGTACACCTTACCTGCCAGACCTGTCGGGTTCTTGGCGTATGGCACAGCATCTTCAACTGTCGGGAAGCGCGAGGGCCAAACCTCCTGTATGCGCTCTGGTGTGCTATAGTACAGGCTTTCTTTGGTGCGCCTAAACTCCGCGCTTTCGTGCGACGATTGCCCGAGAATGTGGGCTGCTCGCAGCGGCGTTAGATCGTAATGCTTTGCGATTGCTCGGGCAGTGTTGGGGCCGAATGCACCGTCAGGTGTGGCACCGCACTTTGCCTGTAAGCATTTCATTGCTTCGCTCATTATTTTCTCCCAAAGAATTGTTTGCCGCCACGGATGCCTACCGCCGCCGTGCATACAGTGAAAACTAGCCAAGTGTACCACTCAGGTAGTTCTGCCAACCGATCAAAGCCGTTCTTGACTGTCTCTTCCATGCCAGGAATGAAGCATAGTAGACATGGTATCAGCACGGCAAAAGTTACCACCTCGTCTTTGATGCTGGACTGCGTACCTTGTGCCATGATCCGCTCCCAATCGGCAACGGATGTCTTTTCTGACAGCATGATCTTTGCCTTGGCTTCTGCCTCGGTCAGTTTCAGTTTGGCCTCTGCCGCTTGCTTGGTGGTCTTGGCATCTAGCCATGAAGATGCAAGGTTTCCGAGCGGCCCTATAAGTGCTTGTATCATTTCTTCTGCTCCCCATTCATCCAAATGCCAAAGCATCCTGTAAGGGCACCCATACAGACGCTAACAAGTCCCGCTTGACCATTGCTTGGGTCTGGCAGGGACATGTACCAGTGAACGCTTTGATAGGTTAGCACAGTCACAGCCAACATCATCAAGCGCGGTATGATTTTCCAGTCATCAATGAACGTCTTTGCCATCGTAATGCTCCGCTATACGTTTATTGCTCGTGATTATAATCACTTTTCCGTTTTTGTCCAAAACTGTGTACTTTAAAACTTTCCCATGTAGACACCCAAGTAATAAATCCCAGCGATCATGCCGCCAAGTGCAACAATCCCAGCCAAAATGTAACCAATGATTTCCATCTTTTTCTGGTGCGCCTCATGTGCGGCTCTCTTTGCAGCTTGTCTTTGCTTACGCGCTTCAAGTTGCCATTGCTGCCAGCGTTGCCAGGTTCCTGGCTCACAATACAATCTAACATAGCTCTCGAGTTCAACGCGCTTTTGACGTATTGCTTCTAATGCTTGGAACTCCTCCCAATCCCCTTCTGCGCCACCAGCGATTGCCGTGAATGGACTGTTCTTCTTTTTCTGAACAGCCTCTTTTACTTCTTCTTCCGCAGAAAGAAACTTGCCGACTGCACCGATAAGTCCCGCAGTCTCCTTGCCATTCCCGAGCGCAGTTTTTATGACGCTGTAAGCCGCGTTAGCTGCCGCAATGCTTTCCAGAATAGCCATCACAAATTCCCATATTCAACGCAGCCAACCCATGCGGGCTGCAATACAAGATAAGTATACTCTATTTCAGGTGATTTATAAATGCACAGTGCCATAGGCATCGCACCGCTTGGTGTATTGACCCACACAAGCAACATGTGGATCAACACGTATAGCATTTATTTGGTCATGGCATCATTCAACAGAATGATCTCCAGCCTTTGCACCGATAATTGCAACTCATTTGTAGTCTTGATGTTCCAGCCAATCAAACCCATCACCGCCGCGAACAACACGGATATGATTGCTTTCTGATCCATCAGCCCATCTTCATAAGAACCGCGACAAGCAAACCAATGATTGAAGCTGTTGCAGCAATCATAATGCTTTCCATTCGCTTGACACGATTAAACAAATCTTTGAACTGGATTTTCATTTCGGTCTTAATTTCTACGACCTCCTTTTCCAATCCGTCAATCCTCTCATGCGCAGATGCTACTGTTCGTTTGTCCATATTTTTACCTATGGTTTAGTGGGCCAAGTTACAGAAAAAGGAAAGCCGCTCTGTGCAGGTATATCGCGCAGTGCGTCTCTATATTGAGTTTGTGCAGTTGTCATTGTTCTGTCTGACACTGCCCACCAATCTGTTTCAGCAAGCAGCCTGTTGCGCTTGTCTCTAACATTTGCTTCAGCATCAGACTGCGCCATGTTCTCAACTGTGTATGACACCTGCCAAGAGCCGTTGCTCAATGATGGTTGGCTTTGCACAAGATTTTGAACCAATGGATCGCGGTCTGGCTTTGCCAAAAATGTTACTGGGTAAACATCATATTCTGCTAGTATTTCACTCGTAACTTGTTTTGGAAAACTAACATTTCGATTGTCACGGCGCAGATGCCCGAGCGTGTAGGGGAATTGCTCGACACTACCGTTTGTAATTTTAACGTACATTTTTTATCTCCTATACAGCAACTTCCCAAATGCGATCATTCAAAGAACGACCGAAATACAGCTTTGATCCATCGTTGTTAAATTGTAGTGAAACTGGCCCAACTAGATTACTGTCATCAAAGTCAATACTGTCATAGCTTGCGGTGCTAATATCCCAAGCGGTTGTCATACTGTATTGCCTAATATCGTCCGTTGCATTTCCATGCACCCACACATATTCACCTGTTGGCGCAAACCACAATGCTGAAGGACTTGTTTGAGAACCTTCAGTGGCGAGGTCTAATTCTTTACTATCATAGCTTGCAGTGCTGATATCCCAAGCAGTGCTAAGGGTATGCTGAAACACTTTGTCCGTAGAATTGCCAATTGTGTAAAGTTTTAAGCCATCATAGCGAATGAAAAAATCTTTTGTTGCAGTGCTTTGCAAAGAACTATAGGACTTACTGTCTGACGTAGCAGTCGAGATGTCCCATGCAGTGCTTAACGAGTACTGCCTAATGATATCCGTTGCAGTATCCTGCAATGTATAAACTTTTGTTCCATCACTTTTAAATATGATATTTTCAATCGTTTCAGTAAGTGTTATCTCGTTATCAACCGTTGAACTGACGCTGGTTATATCATACGCAGTTGATGCTGTGTGTGTGTGAATATCTGTATTGCCCCCAACTATGAAAAATTTGGTTCCATCGTAACTCCAACGCCAACAGTTTGTATTTGATCCGTGCGGAGAGGCAAAGTATGTTGTGTTTATTACACCATTGGCAATGTCAGGGTGCGTCCAATCTGCATAAATATCATCCTCTTCCGCTGATACCCCAGAAGCACCCATCTGAATTAAACGCGCTAAACTCATACCGCTGTTGCACCCGCCATGCTAGGTTGGGCCATTACCCAAGAATAACACTTGTCTAAGAACTCATCGCCTGTTGCTGAATTTACTTCAGCAAGTGGTGCTTCCCAACGCTGAAATGCAACTTCCATTGTTTGCTGGTCAATCGTTGATGTGGCGTAAGAACTTACGTCAATATAAACGGTGAATTTAGGCGTACCATTTCCGCGCTGAATGCTTGCGGAAACAATACGACAGTAAGCCCCCGAGATTGGAATACCCACTCTAGTTTCTACATTTGATAAATCTTTTGAGATAGCCATAGTTCAATCCTTATGCCATTGCATCACCAGCTTGGAAGCCGTAATAAGTTGTCCCACCGTCTTGAGTGTAAAATGTAAACACATCTGTTTCACCGCTTGCAGTTGCAGTAGGCGCAGTACCGCCAGCCCAATCCACAGACGCGGGCCATGTTTGAGTAATCGTTGCGCTCGGTGTAACCTTCAAAGTAAACCCAAACGCTGTGCCTGTAGAAGGTGGATTGGAGAATACATAAGTTGTATTTGCAGAGGGTGCATGACTAAATACGTTGCCTGTTGATAAGTCTAACGTCCCGCTGCTTTCTGTTCCTACAGTCTCTTGATAGGTTGTTGGCTTAATGTCACCTGTTACAGTGATGTCGCCTGTGCCAGTGATGTTTGAACTGTTGAGGTCTAAGTTGCCGCCAAGCTGTGGGGTTGTGTCGTCTACTACATCAGACAAACCTCCAACGGTTGCAAACGTAAGAGTTCCAGAGCCGTCTGTTTGCAACACTTGATTGGCAGTACCATCAGAAGAAGGCAAACGATACGCGGCAGAGATTTCAATTGTCTGGCTGCTGCTTCCTAAACTAATACGATTGCTTGCAGAACTTACGCTGTCTTTACCAATAGCAACACTGTTTGTGTGGCTGGCTTTAGCTTGGTTCCCGATTGCAATTGATGAGTTTCCTGTTGCGCCATAAGTAGACGTATTGTTGATAATATTAATTGCGGTAGAACTAGTACCATTTGCAAAAGATTTTCCAAGAGCAACATCATTTGTTGTGTTTGTTCCCCCAGATTGTGCAAATGGGCCTATTGCCGTATTTGTTAAACCACCATTAACAGATGATCCAGAGCCAATAGCAATTGACGCGACGTTATCCGTAATTCCATCTTTTGTAAGAGTTCCCTGTACTGCAAACCCCGCAGTACAGTTCGCTCCTACATTCGCTAGATGTCCAATAGCTATAGAAAAGCCAGTGTTTGTTGCGTTAATAACTGGAAGCGTTGGAGAACCAGACGCATTCTCAATTATCAAATCATAAGGCGTTCCAAAGCTAAGATTGCCAGCACCATCTGTTTTTAGCGCATCACCATCATTGCCATCTGCTTGAGGCCAACTTAAACCATCAAGAACAATTGACCCTGTAGTATCTGGAGTGATTGCAATGTTACCCGCACTGGCAGAAACAATTGAATTACCATTCACATCTAGGTTTCCACCTAGTTGCGGTGTAGTATCTTCAACAACATTATC